CAGAGCCCGAGTGGCCGTCTGTGCAGACCTCGCCCGCGTTTATCCAGCAGGATTTCGAGCGCGTCATGGGTGGCAGCGGCTACCACCTGGCGTTCGATGTGGTGGACTTTTTGGGCGGCGAAAAGCCCGAGCTGCAGTACAACTTCGAAGACCGCGCAAACAACACGTTCCGGGCCTATCTGGCCGGATCGGCCGATTCTGTCCGCGTCCGCTACGTGGCGCACCTCATGAACCAGTAGGAGCACAACCATGCGACTGATCACCCGGGGCCCCGGCCCACATGCTGATGTAGGAGTAGACGGCGCCATCGTCACCGTTGGCGGCCAGGCCTACAACACCGAAGAACGCCAGGCGCAATCCGCCGTCATGATCGACCTACGCCAAGAAGGCGGCCAGATCACCGAAGGCGGCGCTGGCTTCCAGGTAGCCACTATCGAAATCCCGCCCATTCGCACCGAAGAGGTGGACACCGGCGAGGTGGACGAAGACGGCAACCCCGTTATCGAGCGCCGCCAGATCCCGCTGGACCCGGACCTGGTAACCGTCACCCTCTGGACTATCCAGAAATAAGGAGCAGACCTCATGTCTATTATTTTTTCGCCAGACAGCCTGCGCGCGCAGGTTGAAGCCGCAACCGGCGGGCACATCACTGTGCTGTACGACGACCAGGGTTACCCCTCGTTTATGCGCGTGATCCCGAAATTCCGCTACGAAGACCTGGGCCTGGACAGCGTGCTGGGCACCGGCGTAGCCAGCGCCTTTATGGTGGGCGGCCAGGAGAAATCGGAGATCTTCATCGGCCAGTACCAGGCAGACCTCTACAACGGCCGCGCCGTGTCTCTGCCAGGTAAGGACCCGCGCACCTCCATCGATTACGACGCCGCCAAAGCCGCGTGTGAAGACAAAGGGCCGGGCTGGCACCTGATGAGCATGCACGAGTGGGCAGCGATTGCGCTGTGGTGCAAAGTGAACGGGTTCATCCCGCGCGGCAACACAGACTGGGGCCGAGCCCACGACGCGCCACACGAGACGGCCGTTCGTCCTGACGGCGGAACGCCCGGCGTGTCGTCCGGAACCGGCCGCACCGCAACCGGTGGCGGGCCAGCCAGCTGGCGCCATGACGGCCGAGCCGAAGGCATTGCGGATCTGGTCGGCAACGTGTGGGAATGGCAGGACCAGTTCAAAATCGTGGATGGTGAGATCTACTGCACCACCGACAACGATTTCACGGCTGGCGAGGCCAACTGGCAGAGCGCCGGGCACTTCCTGAACAACGTTTCCGGCACCATCACGCTGGATAACTCTCAGGGCACCCCGACAGACGCCGGTATCAGTAACGACTGGAACAGCACTGCCAAAGCCACCGGCTACACGGAAAGCGAGCTGATGAAGCGTCTGATGATCAGCCCGCAGACCGAGACCGAAGCGCAGGGCCGCCTGTACGTGAACAGCTCCGGCGAGCGCCTTCCGTATCGTGGCGGCAACTGGTACTACGGCTCCACTGCCGGCTTGGGCGCGCTCATCTTGAACTCCCCGCGCTCGTACTCGTACACGAGCTTCGGCTTTCGGCCCGCTTTTGTCGGCTGAGCACTGAGCCCTGACCACTGGCAGGGCCCACGGTAGTGGGCCCTCAGTATTTTGGATTGTTATGTCAGCCATCAATGACCTGAAAATCGCCCAAAAGATCGCCGAAATGGAGCTGTACGGCCGGCAGGCCTTGCGCCATTTCCCGCGCGCTGAAAAGCCCGCATCGGCTGCCGAAATGCGCTACGGCATGCAGCAAATGATGAGGCTCACGGTTCGCGCGGCCAGGCAGCACAAGAACCACACCGTGCTGGGCTATCTGTCTGACGAGGTGGACATGCTGCGCTACAACGTGCGCATGGCCCGCATTGAAGGACATTTGCCAAAGAAGAAGTACGAAGTGTGGAGCAAGCACCTGGACGAAATCGGGCGGATGGTCGGCGGCTGGATTAACAGCACGAAAAAGGGTTAGCCACACAAGCGCCTTCCGTATCGTGGCGGCAACTGGAACAACGGCTCCAATGCCGGCTTGGGCGCGCTGAACTTGAACAACCCGCGCTCGAACTCGAACACGAACATCGGCTTTCGGCCCGCTCTTGAGGAACGCCAGAAGCTGTAAGGCCAAGGCTTTACAGACAGTGCACCTTCAAAAGGGTGGCTAATCCCCGGCCAAGCGCCGAAACACAAAACCAGGCACCGGTAGTGTAGTAGCCATGGCAAGGCTCTTCCGGTGTCGATTGCCAAGGAACCCACCGATGAAAACCTACAGCAACTTGTTTCCACAGGTGTACGACTTCGAAAGCCTGTACCAGGGCTACCTGCGCGCCCGAAAGGGCAAACGACACCACGCCGAAGTGCTGAAATTTGAAAGCAATCTGGAAGGCGAGCTGATCCAGCTGCAAAACGAGCTGATCTGGAACGAATACCGCACCGGCCGGTACCGCGAATTCTACGTGCACGAACCCAAAACCCGCCTGGTAGCCGCGCTGCCGTTCCGCGACCGCGTAGTGCAGCACAGCCTGGTGGCAGCCATAGAGCCCATTTGGGAGAACCGATTCATCCACCACAGCTACGCCTGCCGGCCAGGCCGGGGCATGCACGCCGGCGCGCTGCAGGCTCAGAAGTGGCTGCGCGAAGTGGAGCGCAAGCACGGCAAGGCCTACGTGCTGAAAGCCGACGTGCGAAAGTATTTCCCAAGCATTAACCACGACATACTGCTGGCCATCCTGGCGCGCCGAATCAAATGCCCGCGAACCATGGCCCTGTTAACCGAAATCATCGAATCCTGGGCGCCCGGCCTGCCGATCGGCAACCTCACCAGCCAGCTGTCTGCCAACGTTTACCTGCACGAGCTGGACCACTACGTGAAACAAAGCCTGCGCGAACACCGATACATTCGGTATATGGACGACTGGGTGATCATCCACCACGACAAAGCCCACCTGCACCGCCTGCGCCGGCACCTGGAAAACTGGCTGCGCCACAACCTGGCGCTGGAACTGAACGGCAAAACCCAAGTGTTCCCCGTAGCCACTCGCCACGGCCGCGCGTTGGATTTCCTGGGCTACCGCATGTGGACCACTCATCGAAAGATCCGCAAAGGCTCCGTGCGCCGGATGAAAGCCCGCCTGAAACAGATGCGCTACGAATACGCCCGGGGCAAGATCGGCCCGCAGGAGATCCAGAACCGAATCAACTCATGGATCGGGCATGCGAAGTTTGCGGATACCTACCGGATCAGGTCGTTGGTTCTGGGTGGGGCGAGGTTTAGGCGAAACGGCCGAAAATAGAACCACTGCCAGCGGAGGCCCGCGCGCGTGTGACTCATCCTGACGGTACGAAATAACCCGATCAGGCGAGGCAACCGCAATGGCAAAGTTTCTACACGGGGTGGAGGTGCTGGAAATCGACACCGGCCCACGCCCCATTCAAACAGTTCGCTCCGGCGTTATCGGTATCGTAGGTACCGCGCCTGACGCGGAAGGGGCGACCCCGGCCGAAGTGACTATCGGCAAGTCAGCAACAAACACCGGCATTCTCTACACCGCTAACGAAGCGGGCGCTGCAGGAAACAACCTCCGTATCCGCTACGTTAACCCGGGCACGGCTTCTGCCACTTTGTCGGCCAGTCTGTCCGGTGACGATATCACCGTGAATCTGGCCACAGACACCAAAGGCCTGCCGACCTCCACAGCCAACGACGTGCTGGCGGAGGTGAACAGCATTACAGGCGCTCCGGTTACCGCTGCGCTGGCGGATGGCAGCGACGGCACCGGCGTAGTGAAAGCGCGTGATTTTGTTTCTCTGGCTGGCGGCGCTGCAGAGCCGTTCCCGCTCAACCACCCCACTCTGGTGGCCGGCTCTCGCACCGAGGCTGCCCGCCTTGGCACTTCTGGCACCTTGCCGCCTGCCATGGATGGCATTTTTGACCAGGTGGGCGCCGTAGTTGTCATCATTCGTGTGGAGGAGGGCCAAGACGAGCAAGCGACAATTGCCAATGTCGTGGGCGGCGTCAACGCCACCACCGGTCAGCTGGAGGGTGTTCAAGCCTTGCTTGGCGCTGAATCCGTTGTTGGCTTCCAGCCCCGCATTCTGTGCGCGCCTGGATTCACTCACCAGCGCGAATCCGGCCTGCGCAACGCAGTGGCATCTGAGCTGCTGGGCGTGTGTGAGCGCTTGGGCGCCGTAGCCACTCTGGACGGCCCGAACACCACAGACGATGCAGCGCAGCAGTACGCGGACGATTTCGGCAGCGATCGCTTCTACCTGGTAGACCCATGGCCCATGGTTATCCAGTCCGATGGCAGCTACGCAGCAGAGCCTGGCTCCGCCCGCGCGGCCGGCATCATCGCCTGGGTGGACAACAATCGCGGCTTCTGGCACTCGCCATCCAACAAACGAATCGTCGGCATTGTCGGCACGGCGCGCCCCATCGACTTCAAGCTGGGAGACGCGAACAGCCGCGCCAACCTGCTCAACGAAGGCGGCATTGCGACCATTATCCGCCAGGACGGCTACCGGCTGTGGGGTAATCGCTCCCTGACCGATGACACCAAATGGATGTTCCTGTCAGTGCGCCGGACTGCCGATATGATCAACGACAGCATCCAGCGCGCGCACCTGTGGGCGGTAGACCGAAACATCACGAAAACGTACGTGGAAGACGTGACCGATGGCGTGAACGCCTACCTCGCAAGCCTCAAGGCTCAAGGCGCAATCCTTGGCGGCCGCTGCTGGCCAGACCCGGACCTGAACACCCCCGCGAATATCCAGCAGGGCAAAGTGTTCTTCAATTTCGAGTTCACCCCGCCATACCCGGCAGAGCACATCACGTTCCGCTCAATGCTGGTGAACGACTACGTGACAGAGGTGTTTGAATAATGTCCGCCACTCGCGATGTACTCAAGAATATTAACCTGTTCGTCGATGGCCGGGGCTACGCCGGCCAGCTGCAGGACTACACCCCGCCGGTCCTAACCGTTCAGACCGAAGACTTTCGGGCTGGCGGCATGGACTCTGCCGAAGCCATGGACATGGGCATGGAGCCGCTGGAAAGCAGCTTCAACCTCATTTCCTATGACCGGGACGTGCTCGCTCAATTCGGCGTGGCCGAGGGCAATGAAATTCCCTTCACTGCCCGGGGCGCTCTGGAATCTGTGGATGGCACCGTAAAGCAGGTGATCCACAAGATGCGCGGCAAGATTACTTCTATCGATTCTGGAACTTGGCAGCCCGGGCAAATGTCCCCGCTGGCGGTCACCATGCGGCTGAACAAATACAGCCTGGAGCATGATGGCGAAGTGATCCACGACATCGATATTCGCAACATGGTGCGCATCATCAACGGCACCGATCGGCTGGCGGAAATCCGCGAAGCCCTGGGCGAGTAAGCGCTATCCGAAAGGCCCGCGAAGTTCGGGCCAAATCCGGAGGCTAGTTATGACGAACGGAGGCGAAATTGGGCAAGCGAAAAAGCAAACCGTCGCGCCGTGAGATAGAGCGCAGGAAAGAGCAATCGTTCCGAGCAAAAGGCGGCAAGCACTTGACAGACTTCAGCGGCGGATCGATTCGCGCGGCACCACTGAAAGGCAGGCAAGGATTCAAGATTGAGTGCTAGTAGTAACGCGGGCGGTCCAGCCGCCCCTCACTGATTAATCAAAAGCGAGAAGAACATGGCAGAGCAAGAGCTACCCGAATACATGGTTGAGACTGATGAAGGCCTGGCTATCGAGCTGAAAACGCCGGTGGAAATCGACGGCGCAGAGACCAAAACCATCGTCATGCGCGAGCCGACCGTTCGCGACCAGCTGGACGTTCAGGCGGTTAAGGGCAGCGAGGCGCACCGGGAGGTGTCGCTCATGGCGAACCTTTGCAGCATCGCGCCTGGCCAGGTTGAGGCCATGACCATGCGCAACTATCGCCGGCTTCAGGAAGGGCTGGAGGTTTTTACACAGTAAGGGCCGAAGATCTCCGATCAGGCGTGTTGGCTCTCGCGTCTCACACCGGTTGGGCCATGGCCGAAATCACGGCCATGCGCACCAGCCAGCTTTTCTGGTGGCTAGACGGATTACCCAAAGATGGCAACAAACAAGCGCCTTAACGCAACAATCACCATCGGCGGGGGCGTTGGCCGCACCCTGACCAAAGGCCTGACCTCAACCAAAAAGCGTCTGGGCGAGGTCGGCGACTCCATCCGCACCGTTGAAAAGCGCCAGAAGACCCTGGGCAAGTCCATTGATACGTTCGGCCGCATGGGCAAGAACGTGGATGGCTTGCGGCGCGAGTACGGCCAGCTAACGGATGAAATGGAGCGCCTGCGCAAGAAGCAGGAACAGCTGCTGCGCGTGGAAAAAGCCAGAAATCGCGTGTCCGGCTCTTACTCCAAGTTCACCGGCGAAGTCGGCAAATCCATCGGCACCCTGCGTAATGCCTCAATAGCAGCTGCCGGCGTAGGCGCCGCCGCCGTTGGCTTGACCAGCAAAGTGGCCACGGCCGGCGATGAGGTGGCGAAGACCAGCCGGGCCATCGAGTTTAACGCCCAATCCTTCCAGGAATACCAGTTCGCGGCAGAGCGAGTGGGCGTAGCTCAGGGTACCTTCAATCAGTCTCTGATGGCGTTCGGCAAGCGCCTGGGCGAGCTCAAAACCCGGGGCAGCGGCGCGCTGGCCACTCAGCTGAAAGAAATGAATCCGGCCCTGTATGAGACTCTGAAAACCACCGAATCCACGGAAGAGGCTTTCGAGATCTACATGCAGGCGATGCGGGAGTCCGGCGATGCCGCCGAACGAAACGCCATGGCCTCCGCCGCATTCAGCCGAGCCGGCCTTAAAATGGGCCTGATCGCTCAGACCTCATCCGAAGAGATCCAGCGCCTGCGCCGCCGAGCAGAAGAGCTGGGCTATGTGCTGAGCAATGATGACCTGGCCGCCGCCGAGAAATTCACCGATGAAATGACCAACATGCAGACCGCCATGGGCGGCGTTGGCAAGCTGATCGGTGCTGAGCTGATGCCAGTCATGTCCAAGTTTTTCAACCGGTTCACCGGCTTTGTCGTGGAGAACCGGGACAAAATATCCGGCTGGGCAGAAACCATTGCCGAAAAAACCGAGGCAGCCCTGCCTTCCATCGTGAGCGCAGCCAAGGGCATAGGCCAGACCATGATGGCGGTGGGCCGGCTGACCGGCAAGCTGGCGGATCTCGTGGGCGGCTTCGACAATCTGGCGCTGATCGTCGTGGGCCTCAAGTTCGCTCCTCTGATTGTCAGTACCGTTAAGCTCGTGGGCGCGCTGGGCTCGCTGGCAACTGCTTTTCCGATGGTTGCTGCCGGCATCAAAGCTGTCGGCCTGGCTTTGACGGCCAACCCCATAGGCATTGCAGTCACCGCCATCGGTGCGGCCGCTTTCGTGATCTACAAGTACTGGGAGCCGATCAAGGGCTTTTTCTCCGGCCTGTGGGATGGCGTGAAAGGCATCTTTTCCTCTGCCTTCGGTGTGATCAAGAAAATTATCAGCTGGACGCCTCTCGGAATCATCATCAAGAGCTGGAGCGGCATCACAGGATTCGTCGGGAAAGTGTGGGATGGCGTAACCGGCCTGACTGACTCTGCCGTGTCTTCAGTGAAAGCCGCCTGGGCGCCGATTGGCCGGTTCTTTTCGTGGGTCTGGCGGGGCGTTTCCGGTGTTGTTTCCGGTGCCATTGATGGGATTAAGGGCATTCTCAGCTGGAGTCCTCTGGGGGCGATCAAGGCGGCATGGAGCGGCGTTACCGGATTTATCGGCGGCCTTTGGGACAAGATCACCGGCAGCACTGATGATGCCGTGATATCTGTGAAGCTGGCCTGGGAGCCGATCAAGGGCTTTTTCTCCAATCTGTGGGGCGGTGTGTCCGGCGTTGTCTCTGGCGCGCTGGACGGCATCAAGTCTGTTCTGGGCTGGACCCCTGTTGGTCTGATTGCCAAAAACTGGGGCGGCATAACCGAATTCATCGGTGGCATGTGGGACGGCGTAACTCGGATGACCGAGAAAACGCTGAACTGGGTCAGCAGCAAGCTCGAATGGGCCGGCAACGCAATCGACAAGATCGGCGGATTCCTAGGCTTTGGAGACGACGAAGAGCAGGACCAGAGCAGCAGCCAGCCGGCCAAAAAATCACCGCCGCGCTCCAACGTCATGGCCAGAAGCGAGCCCGATGAAGGCCGCGACGAAAAAGCGGCAGAAGATTCAGCGGCCAGGATGCCGGGACAGCCAGGCAGAGCAATGGCGCGCACAGAGCAATCAGAGCCAGGCCGCGTTGTCGCCAGTAAGCCGGCTCCGGAACCGGCTGAACCCCGGCCCGCTCAGGTTAACAAAACCGAGCAAAACACCAATAACAACCAGATAAACGACCGGCGTGGTGGCGACACCTTCCAGATCAGCATTTTCCAACAGCCAGGCGAGGACGCCGAGACGCTGGCACAGCGAGTGGCCCGAATCATTCAACAGCAGCGCCGCCAGGAAAGCGCGGGCGCTCTTTACGATCAGCCGGCAGGAGCGTAATTCATGGCAAGCGTAATGCTAAAGCTGGGCGACTTCGCCTTCGGGGTCGATACGGCGGCTTACCAGCAGCTGACACGAGTAACGGAATACCGGTGGGCATCGCAGGAGCGAATCGGCAAAGGGCCGGCGCTTCAGCCGGTAGGCCCCGGCGGAGACTCGCTGAACATGGATGGCACCATATTTCCATCGTATCGAGGCGGAACTGGTCAGCTGGAAGAAATGAGGGCCGAGGCAGGAAAGTTTAGGCCTCTTATTTTGGTAGATGGACGCGGCTTTGTGCATGGCCGGTGGGTGATCGAGCGCGTTGAAGAGGGTCAGGAAAATTTCGCACAACGCGGAGCGGCCAGAAAGCAGACCTTTCGCCTGCAAATAAGGAAGTATGACGATGGCCTCTAAGTACACCACCAAGCAGGGCGACACCGTGGATTATATCGCCTGGAAGTATTACGGGACGCAAGAGGGTCACGTGGTGGAGATGATTCTTGACGATAACAGAGGGCTGGCGGATCGCGGCCCCATCTTGCCTGCCGGCCTGAAAATAACGCTACCGGATGCGCCGGAGCCTGAGCAGGAAGCCGGGGTGCGCCTGTGGGACTAACGCCAACTTTCCGGATCGAGGCGAACAGCAGCGACATAACCGCCACCATTCGTGATCGTTTCCGCTCCCTGTCAATCACCGACAACGCCGGCATCCAGTCCGACAGCCTGACCCTCACGCTGGCGGACCACACCCCCGATCAGCCGATCATGATCCCGAACACTGGCGCCGAGCTGGCGGTGTGGATCGGTTACGACAGGCAAGCGGTGAAGATGGGGCTTTTCGTGGTTGATGAGGTGGAGCTGTCCGGACCTCCGAACATGATGATGATTCGGGCCAAAGCTGCGCCGCAGCAGAGCACCCCGGCAAAGAGAACCCCGCTACAGACGCAGAAGTGGCGATCGTGGGACGCCGGAACCACTCTGGGCGATCTGGTGGCGACAATCGCCGAAGAGCACGGCATGGAGTCCGCTGTGCCGCCGGAGCTGGCGGCCCAAGAGCTCCCCCATTACGATCAGGTGGGCGAGTCTGACATAAACCTGCTCACCCGCGCGGCCAAAACCTATGACGCGATCGTGAAGCCGGCCAACGGCAAGCTGCTGGTTACCAAAAAGGCCGCCTCCGAAACCGTCTCCGGCCAATCTCTCCCGACAGTGACCGTAGCCGCCACCGATCTTACAGATTGGTCAGTGACCATTGCCGAGCGGGATCACTTCAACACCGTCACCGCCACCTGGTACGACCAGGACGCCGCCGAAGAAAAGCAGGCAACCGTGGGCGAGGGCGAGCCGGTGAAGGCCTTGCGCCATGGCTACAAAAACGAGGCTGAAGCGAAAGCCGCCGCGAAGTCGGAACTGGACAGCAGATCACGCGGGCAGTCCACTCTGTCCTTCACCATGCCAGGGCGAACAGACCTGATCGCGGAAAGTCGGCTCAAGCTGACCGGCTTGCGCCCGGGGATTAACCAGGAATGGCTGGTTACCCGAGTAACCCACACCATCGATGGCGGGGGGTATCGGGTTTCAGGCGCAGCGGAAACGCCGAAGTAATTCGGCCGCTGTTTGTGCCAAATGCGACCGCCTGCGATAATCCGCCAGCATTTTTAATAAAAGTTCGCGCCAAGCCGCGACCACTGTGAGTAAGATTGTGAGTAACACGCGCCCACCTCACATTACAATCAGCTTAAAAACAGGCGGTTAGACTGCAAATGGTTTTGATGATCGATAACTGAGATCGTGTCCTGAAGCGTTCAAAACAGTTCACCGCCACACCGTAACCCGTTGATTTTAAACACCACGCGTTCATACCCGTTCGGGCCTATCTCTGGCAAGC